TATCCATTTGCACTTTCCCAAAATGTATCAAAGTATTCTGTTGCACTTGCATGTTCTACAAAACGTTCTAATGCACGTTCGACACTTTCACGTTTACAATGATCCTGCACAAACAACAAATACATCTTGTCAGTGGGCCAATCTTTTAGTTTGGCTTTGTTCTTAATAAGCCAACGTGTAAACTGCTCTTGGTCAATTACTTTGGTATTCAAACAGTATGCACCAAACTTTACAAAAGCTGTATAGTATTGACTGTCCACAAAGTCTTTATATTCTTTAGGTTTGCTTTGCATTTCAATTCTATAAAACAAATCATAACTACTAAATCCAACCAAGACATCTTGACTGTCTTTATTCTGCCAACGTCTTTTCTTTTCACAACTGTGGGCTAGTAGAGTGCTTTCTTTTTGAAAACTTTTCTTACAATATTCACATTTGTACGTGCCTACTTTCACACCAATATTTCCAATCTGGGTTACTAGTTCTTCTGCTGTGGTCATTTTTTAAACAGCTCTTTGATTTGTTTTTTATCCATGCCCATCTCTTCAGCTAAGTCTTTGAAGTGTTGAGTATCATTTGTACTTACCAACAAATCAAGTTCATCGTCATTATATATCGGATACAGTTCCTGTAACCATTTTTTAAGTTTTCCTGCTTTACCTTTACGTTGCTTACTTGGCGGTATCCAAGGATGAAACTGATTCACACCCAACCCAACGCACTGTAACAACTTATGTTGCAGTTGAGGTTCACGTCTTAAGATGTTATAGTGCTTGTTTACCAATTCATTTGTTAATGCAAGATAGTGATATTCAATGTCTGCATTTTTAGTCTGCACTGCACTGGTGTAACGCATTAATATAAAGATGCCAACTTTCTTTTGTTCTTCTTCAGTTAAGCTATCCCACCAACCTCTATCACGTTGGTCGATTGCTCGCATCTCTTCTTTTATACTTAGTTTTTCTACCAAAATCCTAATACCCTTCCGTTACCTACTATTATAAAGCCACATGTACAAATATGCAAGATAATCCAGAAGGTTCTGAACCATAATGCTTTGTGAACATCATCTTGTGTAATAGGTAAAAACTCCGGCTTATCTTCGTCGTTTATACCCACTGGCATACCAACAGTTCTACTCCATAATTTTAACCAACGTCTTTGTCCGCTCATTCTACATAATCTTCAATACATACAAACCCAACTCCTGGGTCTGATAACTGTTTGTGTTCCACTGCATTTGCATAGCATGATTCATGGCTGTAATAATAGTCTAATGCTGTACCTTCAACTACTCCGCTTGCACTAATATATACTGCCACTAATATAAATCCAACTACCATAAATCCTCCGTACTTAATACATCAGGTATTTTATTTGTATCTTTTACAAAGTATGCACATGGGCTATCTTTTTTTGAACTTAACGGAACAGCCAAAATGTGACCAAATTTTAATTTAGGAAAATACCATTTTACTTCTTGATAAATGTTAACTATTTCTATTGGTGAAAAACTTGGAAGGAAACCAGTAATAGGATTGAATACAAATGCTTTAAAGCCTCTGTCATTTAAACTTGTTACTGGTAATACTTCTGGATCTCCTACCATAGGATCACATACAATTAAACTCCAATCCAATGGAATTTTAACATGGGTGTTACCAACTTGTAGTACAGCCGCTGGACTATTAAAACTTTCTAAGAACACCAGCGGGACAAAAATATAGTCAGCTTCCTTAGGATTACTGTAATCTAAGACACAATATCGTATATCTTCTATTTCTTCAGGAACAAAATCTAAGTCATATGTTTCGTTCTCTACTGTTAATATTTTTGTCATTTATAATCTACCTTTTCTATGTGAAAGGGATACTTGGCTTCTCGATAAAATTTCTTTCGCTCAGTCAAATGTCTCTTACTAAATTTTGCACTACTGGTTATATCCCATATTTGTACATGATCTTTGTCTTGTGCTTTACGTATACCTCTACCTATACTCTGTATAACCCTAACAAAGCTCTTACCTGGCTCTACAAGTACAAGATTAAAAATTCTAGGAATGTTAATACCCACAGCCGCAACGCCATAAGTTGCTACGATAATCTTATTATTAACTTCGCTAATTTCATCGTATTCATCTTTTCTTGCTTTGCTTTTCATCGATCCACTAACAAATACTGTTTCTTCTCCTAGTCGTTCTACTAGTCCTTCTCCAGCTTTGATGCGGTCTACTAGAACAAGTGTATTACCTGCTAATGACATTTTCTGTATCATCTCAGCCATATAATCTAATCTATTTTTATTGGTAGTTAAGTATGTTAATTCACTTTGGTAATCACCGTATGTAACTGTATCTTGTAACTGTAGCACATTAACATCACAGTTAGCCAGTACACCCATATCTTGTAGTTCATGAGCACTTAAACTGTTTACTACTTCTCCTAAACTAACTTCTAAACTTAATTTTTCAAAGTCTGCTTTGGGTATTGTACCTGTTAGTCCCCAACGAATTGGAATACGACTAAATGCACCAGTTAGCAGTTTCTTTAATACGTCTGCTTTAGCTTGGTGTACCTCATCTACCATAACACATACAACACCCTCTGCAAAATTGTGTAACCCGTTATCGCTCAGTCCGTCTCTGAATCTTTTTTCCAAAACATTTAAACTCTGCCAAGTACATATGGTATGAGTTCTCCCCAACTCTTTTCTGTCACCGAAATAGACTCCTACATCAAGTCCCAAGTTTATATAATCAGCTTCGGTTTGCGTTACCAAATCCTTATTGGGTACTATGACTATCGTTCGACCATAGGGTTCACACTTGTAACTCAGTGCCGCAGTAATAAGTGTTTTACCAGCACCAGTAGCGATCTCTTGTAAACAGTGTGGAGTTTGCAAGAATTGATTAATAACTGAGACCTGATAATCACGCAAGACAATTGGTTCTCCTTCGGCTGGATGTTTTCGGGGCCAGGCTCGGTCAGAGAACAAAGCCTCAGTTACTAAATCAAATTGAAAACTATGTGGTTCTCTCTCGTCCTCTATATCAATTGCATATCCTTCTTCTTCGAGTACGGGGAGGATCAAAGGCAGACAATTTACAAATGTCATGCCACCCATGGTAAAATACCCTACACAGCCATCCCATCTTCCTAGCTTATATGCCGGTACATGGAATGCATAAGGTAAAAAGAATTTAAGTTTCTTTTCTAATTTACGGCGAGTGGTTAATGCAAGTCCTTCGAACTTACAATTAACTTCATCTTTGAGAATCAGTTTTGTTTTCATATTTTAATTGTATGCTCTAAGTTGACTTTTGTCAATAGCTAGGTAAGCTCGCTTTTGCTTGAAGATTATTAGCATGATTTTCCATTCGTTGCAATTGTATTTTTAGTTCGCCAATCTCTTCTTTGAGCTTTTCAATCTCTCTGTCTTTTGTTCTTAATTCTTCTAGTCCTCGATAACCGTACTCTGTATAGCCTTCTTGTATATTTCCAATGTATGATGAATGTATAAAACCTTCTGACAATGCTTTTCTCCCATTACATTATTACTTATAAAATAAGAGGACTAGTAAGAAATCTTACTAGCCCTCCGAGTGCCTAACTGGTGTGAGTGAGAGTGACGCAGACAGAGGAGTACACCAGTTAGTATCAGTAACCCAAGTGAGTTAGGTTACCAAATTTGTTAACCTCGTTTCATACAAGTGGACTCTGCATAACTCTTCCACTTTGAGGCATTCATCTTCTTAAGGTCGGCAATTTTGAGTACCATTCTCAAACTCATCTCCCTAAGTTTATTCTTGTTAGTATAGATGTAATCCATAAGTTCTTTCTGTTCTTCTTCACCGAACTTGTAAGTGTTTAACATACCGTCGGCTACAATTTGTTTACATCTTAAAAACTTGTCTCGCATTGTATCCAATGTAAGATCCAAATAGTGACATCTGGACATAATCGCATCCAGGTGATCTTTTAGTTTACCTCGTGTTCTTTCGAACTTTACGTTGGTAATAAAAATGATCGAACCTTTAAACTCGAACTGATCCGGAACACCATTGTTAGCAAGTGCTCTACTTTCTGAACGCCAGCTTAGTGTTCGCTTAGGGCTACTATCAAGTGCCGCTTTAAGCAAGTTCAAACTTAGTTCATCATACAGTACACTATCACAATCATCCAACACTAGCACACTACCATCAGCACTGTAATCATATAGCAACTGGTAAAGTCCGATAGGTGTCGCCGCACCCTTCTCAACTCCAAACCGTCTCAAACTATCCTGGCTCAACTTCTTCATAATGCCAGCTTCTTTGAGTACCTTCTCAACTCCAAATGATTTACCAACACCTGGAGGTCCAGTAACTACCATACCGCGGACGACCCCATCACATGCCGCATAAGTCATGTCTTCTAGGATCTCAAATCGCTCCCGCAACCTATCGATGATCTGCTCATCTGTTTCTGGCTCGGCGGCTTCACCAGCAACAACATTCTCACCGTCTTCGAGATAGTCAAATTCACTTTTGTCAACTACCTTTACACGAATGGATCGGTCCGGGAAACCAGGCACTGCACTACCATCAACTGTAATAAAGTTACCTGTTTTACCTTGTTTGTAATCTTTAATTAAAGGAAATACTACATCCTTTACATTAATATTTCTATATGTACCATTAGCGATACGAACTTGTTTTTCTGTTGTCTGCATTAGTTTCTCACTCCTATTTTAACAACTTATATATACATAATAACATCTTTTACAGGTATGTCAACCTTTTTATTGCTCTATTTTTACATAATTAAACACAGTTTCTTTACACTGACTGAATTTACTTACGTCATGTGTTTTAACTTTACCCGTGAGCATTACGTTTTTACCTTCTAATATTCCAGCAATGTCGGGTTCTCTATTAAAGAAGAACTTAACGATATTGCCATCACCATTTATACAAGTAACTAGATGGATATTAAATTTAGCAATAAACTTTACATCTTTAACGTCGACTGCAAATTTTAATCTCTCGCCTACTTTTCCAACAAACTCGCTTGTTTTTCGATTATCATCAAAAAAGTCGTTTAAGCCTTGACGTTTTTGTAGTACACGAAAACTATTAGGTAAACTTGCTATAACTGCAACTCCAAAATTATCAGTGGTTTCATTACCTATTGCATTTAGTACACTTTGTTCAAAGTCATTTAGTGTACCCATAAGTTTTTTCGTAACTAATTCATTGTGGAATTCACCGGTAATCTTTTCTGCTTCTTTTTTAGATTGTTCACTGATTGTGATATCCTTGGCAGTGTCTAAACCCTGTACAAAGTTTAAGATACAAGTTTTATTGTCATCTACTCGGATTTGATTCTCTTGGTCATAATATCCAAACCCACTTTTAATAAAACCTTGTTGTTTATCAACTTCGATAGCAAGTTCTAAAACTTGACGTGAATTATATTGTGGTTTCTGTCTAGCCATTGTGTACCTCTTTTTTAACTCTATGTATTGACTATAACACCATGATGTCTTGATGTCAACCTAAAAATGCAATAAAACATAAACTAAAAATAATAAACCAACAAATATAATTTATTATTTTCCATGTTCCGTCTATTAGGTTAAAAAACCAATGTTGCTTTGGTTGTGTTTGAGGAGGGTAACTGTAGAGGAAATGATTCATCAAATCCTCTTCAGCTTCTTTTATTGTTATTTCGTCAGTTTGTTGCATACTAAACTCTTACCAGTTGGAGTATCGATAGTTATAGCTGGCAACGTTGGATTGACTTCTCTACATTCAATC